CTAAATTTTGATTTTATTTATCTCCAAAACAAGACGGGCAATTTCCACATGGGTATAGACTCTGTCGGTCAGGTCTTCTACCCTGTGCCCCATGATAAGTTTCCTGTATAGGTCGTCACATTCATATTCTTTCATGAGAGAGGCGCAAGTATGTCGGGTATCATGTAATGTGTGCTTCATGCCGAGTCTCTCCATGAGAGGGATCATATGATAATCTTTGAAATGCATATATGTGATCGGCTTGCCGTTTTCTTCGAGGAGATACGTGCTGGATGCCTGGTAGAATGCTCGGACAAGGGGCAGTATCTTTTTGTGGATAGGGACGACACGGTTCTTACCGGCATCTGTTTTCTTGCCGCCGATTATGTAGTTATCCTTTAAATGGACTTGTTCTTTTTTTATCTCTAAAAGCTCGGTTGCACGGAATCCGGTGTAAATAAAAATCAGAATCCGCTTTGCATCATCGGAACCGTCTTTCCACAGTTTCTTTATTTCGTCATGGGAAAATGCCTTGTGCAACTGCTGCTTTTCTTTGGCAGAAACACGTATAATATACTGAGAATAGTCTTTATCAACATACTCTTTTTTCATGGCGTACTTATAAAGGAAATGTAAGAGTGTTATCGGTTTCTGGATGGTGGATTCGGACATGTTCTCCAACTTGTCAATCTGGGCCTGGAGATCGTCAATCCTTAGCAGAGCGAATTGCTTATCGTGGAGATCCTTGAGCTGGGCGAAACCGAGTGTGTAGGATGCGTGAGCCTGCTTGCCAACATCTTTGTAACGCTCGTGCTCCGTGATCCACTCGTCGAATACCTGGCGAAATAGAATGTCATTTTTGAGCCGGTTGTCGGGTGTGACAAGTCCCTCGTTGTATTTCGCCAGGAAGGTGTAGGCATCCGCGGACTTCTCGAAGTAGCCAAGGTATTTGTAGATAGGTGTGCCGTTGTCATGCTCCCCGACTTTTATTCGGACGGCATAGGGGCGCCGGCGCTTTCCGGTCATTTTGTAAACACAGCCGTATTTGTTAGGCAATTTCATAATATCATTCCTCCTCTTTTTGGGTATAAAAAATACGCCCCTTGCCAGGACGCTCCAGGAATGATATAATTCTATTGATTGGATAGGTTATATCGTTCTGGAGCATTCCGGCAAGAGTAATCTGTGTGAAAAGCTCTGGGAGTTCGCAGCTCCTGGGGCTTTTATTATATTTTCAACATGGATTTCCACCTATATGGAAAGTCCAAATGCTTTTTTGATATATAAGGTTTATATATGCGAAATAATTTTCCAAACTCGTTCAAGTAATAATTATTCCATTTATCATGGTCAGGAAACATAAGCTTGAGCATATAGAGCTGTGCGAAAAGCCGCCGTGTTGGAATATATGCCGTATCCTGGGATAATCGCTTTCTTGACAGCCCTTTTGGCCCGGCCGGTGGTCCTGGCCTTAAAGGATTTCATAGGACTTACTTTTCTCATTCCAAATTTCATATGGCGCCCTCCCTGAGTTTTTCTAGAAACCATTGAATATATTAATCGTAATTAAAATTTACATCTTAACTCAACAACCTTACCAATAATTTTTACAGGCTTATTCACAATATCTTTGTTCGAAAAAAACATTGGTTCATAACTAGGGTTAGTAGAAATGAGTTCTATACCATCACGGTACTTCCTGATCCGCTTACAGGTGGCATCGGTCCCGTTGATGGTTACTATAACAGTATCACCGGATTCGGCATCATCTTGCTGGCGAACGATGACCACATCACCTTTACTCATTTTTGGTTCCATAGAATCGCCATCAATTTGTAATCCAAAGAATTCACCAGTGGAAGCCATTTCCTCCGTGATTTCTTCCGTGTCTATAATATCTTCTACGGCTTCTATTGGGGTTCCGGCGGCTACTCGGCCAAGAACATTAATGGTGACGCCTGGGCGCTTTTGTTTGGTTCCGTTGGTGATGGGGGCGATGTTGTTATCCCATCCAAATAATTTGGATGATGTGGTTCCAAGAGCTTTGGCGAATAACTCTATTTTTGATTGCTGTAAGTCAACTAATCCCTTTTCTATCTTGGTGATAGAGGAGCGGTCTGTATAGCCCGTAAGTTTTGCAAGTGTCTCTTGTGACATTCCTTTTTCTTCTCGTAATCGTTTGATATTCTTATATAATTCAAGCATATAAGCACCGCCTTTCTATAAGTCGATAATAACACATGTGTGAAAAAAAATCAACAAAATTGTTTAAAAGTGTTGACACTAATTCACTAAGGTGCTATAGTGAATATAAATCAACAAGGAGGTGAGAGCGTGACGGATACAATGGCCTTGAAGAAATGCATAGAAGATTCTGGAATGACAGTAACATCTGTTGCAGAAAAGGCTGGAATTTTAAGGGAAACCTTATATAATCGAATGAAGTCAGGAGATTTTAAAGGGTCTGAAATCTGTGCATTATCGCAAGTGTTAAACTTATCAAGAAACAAAAGGGATGAAATTTTTTTTGCTTCAAATAGTGAATTTAATTCACTAAAAGAAAAAGAAGGAGGGTGAGATGGAGAAAGAGAAAAAACCACGCATTCCGGCGTGGAAAGCGTGGATTCTTGTACTTAGCTTTATGCAAATACTTAGTGCGGTCCAAAGTTACCGTGTTCAGCATCAAAACGCTCAGTGTCATCAGATTTTATGGGATTTAGTGAATCAGCAGGCTCAGCTTTTGAATGGCCACATTGAGATTTCGAATCAGTATCTGACAGAGCAGCTTCAGTTGGAAAAAGAGCTGCAAGAGAACCTTCGTCAGCTTCTTGGAGTCGATTAAGAAGCTCTAAAAGATACTCGGCATTTTTTTCAGTTGCATCAATTTGAACCTGTAGCAATTTGTTTTCCGTTTTCTGTAAGGAAATTTGCTGCTGCTCCAAACGGACAAGTTCTTCGTGGTTTTCCTGTTGTTGGATAGAAGATTGTTGCGCTTGAAGAAAAGTTATTATAGTAAAAAACAGCGTGATTAAATTACATATAACGGTTATGGCATCGGGAATAGATAGCCTCTTAACATTGGTGGAACCAGGCAAGTTTTTTTCAGATTCATGCGTAATGCCGCTGTCTATTTCGGTGTAATTAAAATCATCAGGAATCAAACGGGTTGGCATGTCAACATAATTATCGTGAATAGCTATTGAATTAAATGTAGAAGAAAATGAGGCCAAACTATTTTGAATGCTGTTTATTTGCTGCTGAAAGGAATCATTGGCAACTGTTTTCTGGAGATTTAAAAGTGCGGAGCCATCCAACTGAGTAGCGATTTGTCGAAAGGGTTCTGACATGGTAGAGTATTGAGCCAACATATTGGTAATTGAATTCAATGCCATGCCATCGTACATGACAGAAAGTTTTTGTGATATATCAATTATTGGCTGATTAAAAGCTTTCCTAATGGCGTCTGTAGACTCAATAAGTGGATTAAGGGTGGTGAATGATTTAATCATCCGTTCTTGCTCCTTAAAAAATGATTCAAATGGATTTTTTGTTAATCGGTCAATGGATTTTTGAAACCCAATTAATGATTCTAAGGATTTGTCAAGGTTAGACATAAATTATGATTTCCCTTTCCTTTGTACTCGGCCTGGCGGGGCCTGTAAGTACAGTATAGGGCAGGGAATATGAAAAAGCAAGAAATAGGAAAGGATGCGAGAAAGTGAGAAGATCTAATCTAGGCGTAACTGTGAAGTCAGCAAGCCAACAGCTCGGGATACCGGAACCTGCAGTAAGAGTTTTGATGAGGCGTGGAAAACTACCGATTGGGATTGCGGAAGCAATGACGGGAGAACGCTATACATATTACATCTCCCAAGAACTGATTGATAAATATTTAGGTAAAGATCCAAGGGGAGGTGATACCAATGCACAAACATTATAACGATGGCCCCGAGGCTGTCAAGCAGGCACGAGAGGCAGAAGCAAACAAGCAGGTAGAGCGGATGACCAGCATGATGGTGTGGATGACATACGGATGGATTATTGCGGCCGGGGTGTTTTTACGGGCGGCGGGATGGATGTAGGGAGGAGGAAGAAAAGATGAAGAGAAAGAAAACAACCATATGGTGTTACTTGGATGGTAAAAAGCATTGCGATGTTGTGCAGTGGGCATTGGCAGCGAATGTGATGGTCAGTGATGCTAAAAAGATGCTGACGGAGCAATACCCAGGGATGACGGTTACTTTTAAAAACCAGTAGGGAGGCCAAAATGAGTAGACGAAGAAACGGGACAAATAGAGCTGGGACCGCCATCGGAGTAAACCGCTATACGGGGAAATTGATGCCGAGAAAGAAAAAGGACCTGCCGGCGACAACCGGTCAGGTTCAGGAACTTAAAAAATAATTTACACCCTTATTGTAAGGGATTTTGCGGAGGATTGCAAGAAGCTATGACAATGAAAATCAATAAATTAGAAATCGAAAACGTGAAGCGTGTGAAGGCCGTTAAGATTGAACCATCAACAAATGGCCTGACCATCATCGGCGGGAAAAATAATCAGGGGAAGACCTCCGTTCTGGATGCGATTGCCTGGGCGCTTGGTGGAGATAAATACCGTCCGTCTCAGCCGCAGCGGGAAGGATCGGTACTTCCTCCGACATTACATATCGTAATGAACAACGGTTTGGTTGTGGAGAGAAAGGGAAAGAACAGTTCCTTAAAGGTTACAGATCCAAAAGGAGAGAAGGGCGGACAGCAGCTGTTAAACGAGTTTGTGGAGCAGCTGGCGCTGGATCTTCCGAAGTTCATGGAGGCATCCGGGAAAGAGAAGGCACAAACACTTCTTAAGATCATCGGGGTAGGTGACCAGCTAACTGTGCTGGATAAGCAGGAGAAGGAACAGTTTAATGAGCGTCTTGCCATCGGCCGGATTGCAGACCAGAAAGAAAAGTATGCCAGGGAGCAGGTCTATTATCCGGATGCGCCATCAGAGCTGGTGTCTGCGACGGAATTAATCAGGCAGCAGCAGGCAATCCTGGCACAGAACGGCGAGAACCAGAGAAAACGGCAGCAGCTTCACGTACTAGAGCAGGAATACCAGACAGTAACGGAGCAGCTGCAGGATCTCCTTCGGAAACAGACTGCATTGGAAGAGGATTTAAAAGTGGCCAGAGTATCGGCAGAGGATCTGCAGGACCAGTCTACTGCGGAACTGGAGAAGAACATCTCCGATATTGATGAAGTTAACCGGAAGGTGCGCGCCAACTTAGATAAGGAGAAGGCAGAGGAAGATGCGAGAGATTACCGACGTCAGTATGATGAGCTGACAAAAAAGGTGGAGGAGACGAGGAAAGCAAAGAGAGATCTTCTCTTGAATGCCAAGCTTCCTCTTCCGGAGCTGACAGTGAATGATGGGGAACTGGTTTACAAGGGTCAGCAGTGGGACAACATGTCTGGATCGGACCGGCTGAAGGTGGCAACGGCCATTGTTCGGAAACTGAATCCGGAGTGTGGTTTTGTTTTGCTTGACAAGCTGGAGCAGATGGACCGGAAGACGCTGGAGGAGTTTGGCCAGTGGCTGGAGGCCGAAGGCCTGCAGGCGATCGCTACCCGTGTCAGCACCGGTGAGGAGTGCAGCATCATTATTGAGGACGGCTATGTAGCGGGACAGTCACATCCGGAAATGCCGGAGAAAAAGGAATGGAAGGCAGGTGTGTTTTAGTGCAGATTATAAGGGGAAAGATTCCAAGCGCTAAAAAAGTGGTGGTGTATGGTCCGGAAGGTATTGGAAAGTCTACCTTTGCCTCCCGGTTCCCGGAACCACTGTTTATTGATACGGAAGGAAGCACCAAAGACATGGATGTAGCCAGAACAGAACCGCCGAGCAGCTGGTCCGCCTTACTGGATCAGGCAGGATATGTAAAGGCGCATCCAGAAGTTTGCCGGACACTAATCATTGACACGGCAGACTGGGCGGAAATGCTCTGCATTTCTCAGGTCTGCAGTAAAAATCATAAGAACAGTGTGGAAGAATTTGGCTATGGAAAGGGATATGTCTATGTCCAGGAAGAGTTTGGACGTCTGTTAAACCTTCTCTCCGAAGTGGTGGATTCCGGAGTCCATGTGGTTCTGACAGCGCATGCGAAGATGCGGAAGTTTGAACAGCCGGATGAGCTGGGAGCGTATGACCGATGGGAGATGAAGCTTTCTAAGGGTGTGGCCCCCATGGTAAAGGAATGGGCCGACATGGTGCTGTTCTGTAATTACAAGACTATGGTAGTCAACGTAGACGGACAGGGAGCCCAGAAAGGAAAGAATAAGGCCCAAGGCGGGAAACGTGTCATGTACACGACACATCACAGCTGCTGGGACGCAAAGAACCGTTACGGACTTCCGGATGAGGTGCCGTTTGAGTATTCCTCCATTTCCCATATCATTGGCCAGCCATCCACCGGTGCTGCAATACCAAAAGAGACCATGGCACCGGCGGAAGAAAAGCAGGTGGCCATGGATCTGACGCAGGAGTTTCCTTCCGCCAGTAAGGGTACAGAAAAGCCTGAAAAGGAAACGGAAGCAACTCCGCCTGTGGAAACTAAGCCAGAACCTGTAAAGGAAACCGAAGCAGCTGTTGACCTTCGAATCCCCAAAAACCTTCGGGATTTAATGGTGTCAAATCAGGTGGATGAATGGGATATCCAGAATGTAGTAGCCGCACGCGGTTATTTCCCGGAAGATATGGCGGTTTGGGACTATCCGAAGAATTTTATTGACGGGTGCCTGGTTGGTGCCTGGGATAAGGTTTACGAAATGATTAAAGAGATGAAGGAAAAGGATGCTTTAGTATTTAATTAAGGAGAATGAGAAATATGAGCGTAGAGAATAGAGAAATCGGATGGGATGATACCATCGAAAACGAAGGTCAGGATTATGAACCGCTCCCGGCGGGAACTTATGAATTTACGGTATACTCCATGGAACGTGCCAGATTCCAGGGGAGCGAGAAGATGACAGCCTGCAACATGGCAAATTTAGACCTTTTAATTGTAGACAGCGAAGGCCGCGAGCGTCATGCGTTTGACAGCTTGTACTTAAATACCAAGGCGGAATGGCGTCTGAGCCAGTTCTTCCTCTGCATCGGCCAGAAGAAGAAGGGAGAACCGCTCCGTCCAAACTGGAACGAGGTGCCGGGCTCCAAAGGAAAGGTTGAACTGATTATTAACGAATATACGGACAAGAACGGGAATCCGCGTAAAAACAACAAGGTATCCAAGTATCTGCCGTATGAGCCAAAGAAATTTACTGCAGGGAGCTTTTAACCATGGAGCTCAGACCATATCAGGAGGAAGCCAGGAAGGCCATTGAAGGGCAGTGGGAGAGCGGCGTCCGGAAAACGCTTCTGGTCCTCCCAACCGGCTGCGGCAAGACGATTGTATTTGCCAAGGTAACGGAGGATCAGGTCCGGAAGGGGGACCGTGTCCTTATCCTGGCCCATAGAGGGGAGCTCCTGGAACAGGCAGCGGATAAGATTGCGAAATCAACGAAGCTTGGCTGCGCGACGGAAAAGGCAGAACAGACCTGTCTTGGCAGCTGGTTCCGGATTGTGGTGGGTTCTGTGCAGTCCCTGATGCGGGAAAAGCGTCTGAGCCAGTTCCCAGAGGACTATTTTAATACTATCATCATTGACGAGGCTCACCACTGTATTTCGGAAAGCTACCAGAAGATTTTAAACCACTTTTCCGGAGCAAAGATTCTTGGGGTAACTGCGACGCCGGATCGTGGAGATATGCGGAATCTGGGCGAGGTATTTGACAGCCTGGCGTATGAGTATACGCTTCCGAAGGCCATCCGGGAAGGGTATCTTTCGCCCATTAAGGCGCTAACCATACCGCTTACCCTGGACATATCCGGAGTTGCTATCCAGTCCGGAGATTTTAAGGCGGGAGATGTTGCAACCGCTCTGGATCCGTATCTGTATCAGATTGCAGATGAGATGGCGAATTACTGCAGGGGACGGAAGACTGTGGTATTTCTTCCTCTGGTAAAAACCAGCCAGAAGTTCCGTGACATCCTAAATGAAAAAGGATTCCGGGCGGCAGAAGTCAACGGTGAGAGTAAGGACCGCGCGGAGGTTCTGGAGGCGTTTGAACACGGAGAATACGATGTTCTCTGTAACTCCATGCTTCTGACGGAAGGCTGGGACTGCCCTTCCGTGGACTGTATCGTAGTGCTGCGGCCAACTAAAGTACGCAGTCTCTACAGCCAGATGGTAGGCCGTGGTACAAGGTTGCACCCAGGGAAAGATCATTTACTTTTGCTTGACTTCCTCTGGCATACGGAGCGGCATGAGCTATGTCACCCGGCAAACTTAATCTGTGACAACGAGGAAGTTGCCAGGAAGATGACTGAGAACTTGGAAGAAGCTGCCGGTTGCCCAGTGGACATAGAGGAGGCTGAAAAAGAGGCTGCAGAAGATGTTGTCGCACAGCGTGAAGAGTCACTGGCAAAGCAACTGGCAGAAATGCGGCGCAGGAAAAAGAAATTGGTAGATCCACTTCAATTTGAAATGAGCATCCAGGCCGAAGATTTGTCCGGGTATGTGCCGGCGTTCGGCTGGGAGATGGCGCCCCCGTCTGACAAGCAGAAAGCCACACTGGAGAAGCTTGGCATCCTTCCGGATGAGATTGATAATGCCGGAAAGGCAGCGAAGATTCTTGACCGGCTGAGTACGCGGAGAATGGAAGGGCTTACGACACCAAAACAGATTCGTTTTCTGGAAAGCCGTGGATTCCAACATGTGGGAACATGGCAGTTCGATACGGCGAAAAAGCTGATTGACCGGATCGCCGCCAATGGATGGAAGATCCCGGCAGGAATTAATCCGGGCGAATTTAAAGAAGGAGCATAAGGACAGATGGATGGTAACCAGTATGACCTTTTAGAGGTACTTAATTTCATAGAGCCTGCAGCGCTGGATTACCAGGACTGGCTGAATGTCGGGATGGCCCTCCAGCAGGAAGGCTACAGTGTACGTGTATGGGATGACTGGAGCCGCAGGGACCCGGGCCGGTACCATGCAGGCGAATGTGAACGAAAGTGGGGCAGCTTCCGCGGTTCTTCCCATGCGCCGGTTACCGGAGGGACGATCGTCCAACTGGCAAGGGACCATGGCTGGGCGCCGCCTGTCGACCAGGGCCATGCGCTTGACTGGGGAGATTCTATCTCCAGAGAGGGTGTTGTGGTGGACAGTAACTGGGTGGAGGAAAAGGAGATTGAAGCGCCGGAGGATGGCTGGAATCCGGTGGCAGACTTAACCAAGTATCTGGAAACGCTGTTTGATTCCACAGAAAACGTTGGCTATGTGACAACCAGCTTTGAAAAAGACGGAAAATACATGCCGACCAAAGGAAACTGGGACAGGACGGCCGGACAGCTTATCGAAGAACTCTCCCATTGTGATGGCGATATTGGCCGTGTCCTTGGCGATTATAACCCGAAGGTCGGGGCATGGATCCGGTTCAACCCGCTGGATGGAAACGGATGTAAGAATGACAATGTGACAGATTTCCGCTATGCGCTGGTGGAATCGGATTCCATGGAGATTGAAAAGCAGAACGCCATCATCCGGGAACTGGAGCTTCCGGTGGCCTGCCTGGTGCACTCCGGAAAGAAGAGTCTGCACGCCATTGTCCGGGTGGATGCCGGAGATTATGCAGAGTACCGGAAACGGGTGGATTATCTCTATGAGATTTGCCGGAAGAACGGATTAGACATCGACAAGCAGAACCGGAACCCGTCCCGTCTCTCACGGATGCCTGGCGTGATGCGGGATGGACAGAAACAGTTCCTTGTGGATACCAATATCGGTCGAGAGAGCTGGGCGGATTGGAAAGAATGGATTGAAAGCGTTAACGATGATCTGCCGGATCCGGAGAGTCTGGAGGAGGTATGGAACAATCTTCCGGAGCTTTCTACGCCGCTCATCGACGGTGTACTGCGTCAGGGGCATAAGATGCTTATTGCAGGCCCGTCTAAGGCCGGAAAGTCCTTTGCCCTGATTGAGCTTACCATCGCTATCGCGGAAGGCCGCAAATGGCTGTCCTGGCAGTGTTCCAAGGGGAAGGTGATGTATGTCAATCTGGAGCTTGACCGTGCCAGTTGCCTGCATCGGTTTAAAGATGTGTATCAGGCGCAGGGGATACTGCCGGAGAATTTAAAGAATATCGATATCTGGAATCTGAGGGGAAAGTCAAGGCCCATGGACAAGCTGGCCCCGATGTTAATCCGGAGGGCGGCAAAGAAGAACTATATCGCCATTATCATTGACCCGATTTATAAGGTCATTACCGGCGATGAAAACAGCGCGGACCAGATGGCAAACTTTTGCAATCAGTTCGATAAAGTCTGTACGGATCTGGGTGTTGCGGTCATTTACTGTCATCACCACAGCAAGGGAAGCCAGGGCGGAAAGAAGTCCATGGACCGTGCCAGCGGCTCCGGTGTATTCGCCAGAGACCCGGATGCATTGCTTGACATGATAGAGCTGGAGCTTTCAGAAGACGTGCTGAAGCAGGAGGAAAATAAAGCGGTGTGCGCGGTCTGCCAGCAGTATCTGGATGCCCATTTTAAGTGGGAGGATGACCTTTCTCAGGACGATTTGTGCAGCAGCTATCAAATGCTTAACTACTGCGAAAATCGCCTAAATAAGGCCGAATTTGGCACTCTCATGGCCATTGTGGAAGCGGAAAAGAGTAAGGTGCGGACAGTAACCGCATGGCGGATTGAAGGGACTCTCCGGGAGTTTCCGAAGTTCCCTGCAGTCAATCTGTGGTTTAATTATCCATGCCATAAAATAGATGATGTCGGTATTCTTGGAGATATTGAACCGGAAGCGGAAAAGCCTGTATGGCAGAAAGCCGCGGAAAAACGGAAGGAACAGGCAAAAAAAGCAAAAGATAAAAAGTTAAGTACATTCGAAATTGAGTTTAGTAATATTGAATTTGAGGGGCGCGAAGTTCAGGCCCAGGAGCTGGCAGAAAAGATGGAAATTGGTTCCAGAACTCTTCTGGGTTGGCTCTCTGACGGAGCAAAAAAGAAGAAAGAACTGGCAGAACGATTCGAAAAGTATTTGGGGGATGATGGAAAGATGTACATTAAAAGAAAAGAATAAACGGGTGCGACGGACCTTAATTTTAGGTATATCGCACGGGTGCGACACACCAAGGTTCGTCGATATATATCGCAGTGCGACGAGGGGTGCGATACACCTATATACTACGTATATATAGATACGTCGCACCCCTCTACGCGGGGGTAGGTAGTCGTGCGAAAGCTCACGCACGACGACCACCCACCCCGCAGACGCAGAGGGCACCAAACCTGGAGCACCCAAAGAGAGGAGATGGAAATGGTTTTAGAATTTTTTATGCCGATGATTCCTCCGACCGTAACTCACCAGGAAAAGAAGGTTCATGTGGTGAAAGGGAAACCGGTTTATTATGAACCTGAAAATCTGAAAGCAGCCAGGATGAAATTGATTGGTCATCTTCGAAGTCACGTTCCGGAAGAACCGGTGAGAAGCGGCGTCCGGCTCCTGGTGAAGTGGTGCTTCCCGATTTCTGGCAGGCATAGGAGCGGAGAATACAAGATTACGAAACCGGACACGGACAACCTCCAAAAGCTTTTAAAGGACTGCATGACAGACTGTGGGTTCTGGAAAGACGATGCGCTTGTGGCCTCGGAGATTGTTGAGAAGTTCTGGGCGGAGGTTCCAGGGATTTATGTGAGGATGGAAGAAATATGACAGATAAACAGGTGCAGGAAGGGTTTGACGAAGTCTACAACCGGTTCTGGAGAAAATACCGGGACAATATTCCAGGGCCGCATTCGGAGGAATGGGAACGGCTGCATACTTATTCGGTGGTGCTGCAGAAGAAATATCCGTTCCTGAGTCAGACGGTAGTGAAGATGGAAATTGAGCTGGATGAACGGATGAGAGGGAGAGGACAATGACAAATTATGAGAAATACGCCGGCACGCCGGAACGGTTCGTGGAGCTTATTATCCAGATGGACTGTGAGAGTGGTGTTGGAGAGGAACTGACAAGGCAGTTCTGCCGGGGAGGTTGCAGCGGAGATGATGAAGAGGCAGTTTGCACAGATGAAAACCTGAGAAAATGTATTATAACTTGGCTGCGAAAAGATGCAGAAGAAGCAGCGGATAAAGAACTGCTTACTCAGCAGGAATTACAGAGAATGGCCGGTAAACCTGTATACTGTCCAGAAATAGATTCATATGGAATCATAAAATATGAAACAAAAGGAATATGGGCAGGAGTGCCGTTTTTGGTTGGCACATTTCATCGTGACGAAGTTGCAGTGAATTTTGAGTACAATATCGCAGATAGAAACTTGAAGTGTTATAGAATCGTGGAAGATAAACAAAATCCCGACTGTTATACATCTGAGCCGGATAATCCATATCCGCTGTGTATAGGGCGAGGGCTGCCAAAGTGCGGAGAGTGTCAGCTGCGCGCGGACTGGGAACCTGATGATCCATATGGCGTAGGAGCTTAAATGAAGATTTAGCCGCCGACTGCTGAGTGTCGGAGAAAGCAGGGAAAATGAGAAGTCAGGAATTTTTAAATATTTGTAAAGCAAAAGTAGCTGATTACTATAATGAGCATTGTGAGAAAACAGATGTAGTAGATATTACGGTCAATGATGTGTATGTAGTTTGGTACTGCAAAACATTACAGAATCATAAGGCATTATTATCAACAACAGCACCAGATGGCATGTACTATGAACTGACTTTTAACGGGGATAGGAACGAGCTATACATGGACGCATATAAAAAGTGGCAAAATATCTGTTTTGAGATATAAATGAAAATTTAACGGAGTAGGAAGGTGAGAACATGTTGGAGCTGGTACCGGTGAGTCTGAAAGAGGCAAATGCATTTGTGGCACGCTATCATCGTCATTATAAGCCAGTTGTAGGCCACAAGTTTTCTGTCGCTGCTGCTGTAAACGGGGAAGTTGTAGGCGTTGCCATCGTGGGCCGCCCGGTAAGCCGTTATCTTGACGACGGGTGGACGCTGGAGGTAAACCGGCTATGTACAGACGGTACACATAATGCCTGTAGCTTTTTGTATGCGGCCGCCTGGCGCGCTGCCCGGAACATGGGTTATAAACGGCTGGTGACATACATACTGGACACGGAGACGGGAGGCAGCCTGCGGGCTGCCGGGTGGAGGTGCATCGGAGAAGCTGGTGGTAAGCGGTGGACAGGATTACGACGACCGGAGGTGGATTTGTACCCGGCGCAAATGAAAATGAGATTCGAGGTGACAAAATGAAATGTGTGCTGAAATATCCAGGAGCCAAAAACCGCATAGCAAATTGGATTTGCGAATACATACCAGAACACGAAGTATACCTGGAACCATACTTCGGCAGCGGAGCGGTATTTTTCTCTAAATTTCCGGCCAGAATCGAAACATTGAATGATCTAGATGGCAATGTAGTGAATTATTTCCAGGTAATCCGGGAGAATTGGGAGAAGCTGGCTGCCCAGCTGGAGATGACGCCATACAGCAGAGAGGAATATTATCGGGCTTGTGAATACGATCCAGAGGAATCAGATGTGGAGAAAGCCAGAAAATTTGCGGTGCGATGTTGGATGGGAATTGGATGCAGCAATCTATATCGTAACGGGTTCCGGAGCAGCCAGCAACGGACAAGTCCACATACGACAGGTGAATGGAGAAGCCTTCCGGAAAGGCTACTGGCAGCCAGTGAACGTCTCAAAAACGCTCAAATTGAGAATCTTCCGGCCGCGGAACTGATTAGGCGGTATGATACGCCGGATGTGTTTCTATATGTCGATCCACCGTACCTGCACGGGACACGGAAAAATTATTTATATCACCATGAGATGAAGGACGCTGAACATATAGAACTGTTGGAATTGCTGGTGGAACATCCGGGTAAGGTGATGTTATCTGGTTATGACAATGACCTATATAACGGAATGCTTCAGGGATGGCGCAAGGTCCAGAAAAGGACACAGGCGGAGGCAGGGATAATGAGAACGGAAACACTGTGGATGAATTATGAGATTGGTCAAATGAAGTTATTCAGTTAAATTGACAAATGAAGTTATTCAGTTAAATTGACATTTAGAGGAGCAAAGAGGGAGGGGATAATATGACAAGGAGGTATCTGACGAAACGTTATGTAAATTATAGAGACGACCGGGTATATGCGATTTTTTACAAGGCGACGCACACGATTTATTACAATCTGCTTTGTAATCCAAAATCCCGAGTAATAGTCTTTAAACTGCGATAGGAGGAATCAAAACGGGAAAGACAGATTACATAAAAGTGGCAGAGCAGCGGCGCCGTCGGGCATCCGTCCAGGACTACATCCTGAAGGGGCCACGGCCAGAGACCTGGTCGGCGCAGATGCCAGCGTATTGTTACACAGCGCTGTGTCCGGTATTGGAGCTGCGGGACAGGCCAGGAAGGAGAAACATCAATGAAACGTAAAAGAGAGAAAATAGAGCTTGAACGGATGGGCGCCATTTTTTCCAAAGATGTTGATAAGTGCAGACAACGGGTTAAAATGGGTGAATGCGTTTACTGTAGCAGACCCGGCCTGGAAAAAGGAGCAGGGGAACGGTGTAAGGCCAATGATGCGCGGCCGGGTGACGGCAAAGTATACCCATCTCGTGACCCTGGATTGCGGGACATCCGTTACATACGTGCAGATTCTTCAGCAGCGGCGCGGTGGGCGGAAATACATTGATTGATAGGAGGTGAATCCATTGGACAAAGAGATCCTAGTCCAGTATGCGGAGATGGTGGAGGAAATCAAAGATATTCGGAGGCGAATCAAAGAACTGGATAAATACCTGGAGCATCCGCCCATCGTGGCCGATACAGTCAAGGGAACCAGGAAGGACGGAACCTATGGGCCGATTAAGATTACTGGGATTCCGGATCCGCAGTACCGAAGGAAGGGAGCGGCGAGAGAACGGCTTCGGAAGATGTTGGCAGCGAAGGAGGAGGAGTTGTTGGAGCTGACCTGCCAGGCTGAGAAGTACATAGAGAACATTGATAAGAGCGAAGTGCGGATTATGTTTCGGCTGTACTACATAGACGGGTTACCGTGGTGGAAGGTGGCGCAGGCCATGAATCGAATGCTTCCGCGGAGGCGGGTAAAGTTCACAGAGGATAGCTGTCGGATGCGGAATAATAGATTTTTTGAAGAAATTTAAAAATGTTCGGCCATGTTCGCTTGAAACCTGATACTATGGTAGCATGCAATAGGCAGATAGGTAGCCTGCTTAATGTAATGTATCCTCCCCCATACGGCCGCCAGTGTGCAACAGCCTGGTGGCCGATTAGAAAATATAAGTTTTTGTTGACGAATAAATATGGGAGTGCTAAAATTATCCAAGAACAAGAACAAGAACAAGAACAAGAACAAGAACAAGAACAAGAACAAGAACAAGAACAAGAACAAGAACAAGAACAAGAACAAGAACAAAGGATGAATAATATATTTTAGGAGGTTCTTGTATGAACGATAAATATTTTGATTTTTGTACTTGTAACAGCAATTCGGAAATAACAACCGGCTATGAGGATGATTGGGGCTTCTGGGACGTATGTTGTGATTGTGGAAAAAAGATAGAGGATGGTTATCACAATTATAATCATTTTGATAACGAAGACCATGATGTTGATGGATGGGATATTTGATTTTTTTTGAGAGCTACCGATAAGGTGGCTCTTTTTCTATACCCAAAAGGAGGTGAACCTGATGGCAAAATATGAAAACTGGATAACGCCGGAAGGCTTGCTGAAATTGGAAGCTTGGGCGCGGGATGGTCTAAACGATGAGCAAATCGCCGCGAATGCCGGAATAGCCACGGCCACGCTGTATGACTGGAAAAAGCGGTATCCAGAGGTTTCAGAGGCCCTAAAAAAGGGCAAAGAGGTTGTTGACGTTCAAGTGGAGAACGCTCTCCTGAAACGGGCGCTGGGTTATACCTATACCGAAACCAAAAAGGAAAGGACAGCCGAAGGAGTAAGAACCACTACAACAATCAAAGAAGTAGTTCCGGACACTACAGCGCAGATCTTCTGGCTGAAGAACCGGCGTCCGGACCGATGGCGAGACAAACAAGATATCGAGCACAGCGGCCAGATAGGAGGGGTAACGATTGTTAATGACATCCCAGACACAAGTTAAGTTATCTGGCCTGATAGCTCCATCCTTCTACGGCCTACACTGGGATATTCTTGAACATAGGCATACACATTACAAACTTGCTGGCGGGCGTGGATCCACAAAATCGTCATTTGTCAGTCTGGAAATCATCTTAGGGATGATGCAGGACCCAAAGGCTAATGCGATTGCAATGCGAAAGGTTGGCCGGTTCCTGGATGAGTCAGTCTTCCAGCAGCTTATCTGGGCCATTAATGTTCTGGGGGTGGCTGACAAGTGGAAAATACGCTACTCACCGCTTGGACTGACCTATACGCCCTTCGGTAATAGAATTATTTTCCGGGGCGCCGATGATCCCCAAAAGATTAAGTCTGTGAAGCTGGCAAACGGCTACTTTAAGTACATCTGGTTCGAGGAGCGCGCAGAATTTGATGGTGAAGAGGAAGAACGGACAATCCTTCAATCGCTGATGCGCGGAGGTTCGGAGTATGTTGTTTTCTATTCCTGGAATCCGCCGAAGTCCATGAACAACTGGGTGAATCAGGACATCCTGCAGAACCGGGAAGATACCATCGTCCATCATAGCGATTACAGGACGGTGCCGCCAGAATGGTTGGGCGAACAGTTCTTTATCGAGGCAGAGAGCCTGAAAGAAACTAAGCCGAAGGCATATGAACATGAATATCTCGGTATTGCCACCGGAACCGGCGGCCAGGTATTTGAGAATGTGACAGTCAGGCCCATCACAGAGGAGGAGATGGCGCGGTTTGACCGGATTTATCACGGTCTGGACTTCGGCTTCGGCGCTGACCCGGCTGCTTATGTAAAGATGCACTATGACAGGACGCGGAAGCGTCTTTTTCTATTTGGCGAAGTATATGCGCCGCGGTTGGGGAATACAAAACTGGCCGCAAAGATTCGGACGTACAATCCGCTTAATAGAGTGGTGACAGCAGATAGCGAGGACCCTCGGGCCATTGATGCATTGAATGAGTTGGGATTGCGGGTGATAGGAGCGAGAAAAGGACCAGGCTCTGTAGATTTTGGCATGGAGTTCCTGGCTGACGAGGTGAATGAAATTATTATTGACCAGCAGCGCTGCCCGAATGCTGTCCGGGAATTTACGGGATATGAGCTGGAGCAAGACAAGAACGGCAACTTTAAGGGAAGCTATCCGGACAAGGATAACCACACCATTGATGCAGTCCGGTATGCGTTAGAGGATGCAATGACGAGCAGGAAAGCAAAGGTGCGAAAGAAATCCGATTATGGATTACACTAAGGAGGTGATAAGACATGTACATATACACATTGCCCCGGGAGAACTGGGACGAGACAAACCCAGATAAGCGGGCAATCCGTACGCTGATTGAGAAGCATCGCCGGGAGGCTGCCAGATTAAAAAAGCTTATGAAATACTATGAGGGGCAGCACAAAATATTGACCGAGAGCAACCGGAAAAACAAGCTGGTATGCAATCATGCAAAAGACATCAGCGACACGGCAAGTGCCTATTTTATTGGAAATCCAATTTCTTACAAGAGCGAAGCAGATATCAAGTCGCTCATGGATGCCCTTGAGACGGCCGGAGCTGACGAAGCAGATGGCGATAACGGACTGGATTTATCTGTGTACGGCCGGAGTTATGAGTATATCTATCCGATGGAGGGAGAGACGGATTTAACCATCAAGAATCTGTCTCCGGAAAATACCTTTGTGGTTTACGATGACACGATAGAACAACGGGAACTGTTCGCGGTTTATTACTATGCGAAGAAAGATGACTCTGACAGAAAAAGAACCATCTATGTAGCCACCGTACTGACAGAGCATTATAAATGGGTGCTGAACATTGAAAATATCGATGGCCCGCAGGCATTGCTTGAGGAGCCGGCACTACACTATTTTGATGAAGTCCCAGTGATAGAATACTTAAACAACAAGCTTGCAATCGGAGATTTTGAGCTGCAAATCCCGCTGATTGATGCTTACAACGCGCTGATGAGCGACCGCATTACAGATAAGGAGCAGTTTATTGATGCGATTTTAGCCATTTATGGTGCCATGCTGGGCGATCCGGACGCAAAGGACGAAGAGGGAAAGACAGCAAAGGAGCGGGTGAAGGATGACAAGCTCCTGGAATTGCCGAAGGATTCCAAAGCGGAGTATTTAACCCGGACATTTGACGAACAGGGCGTGGAGGTGTTGAAAAAAGCGGTCGAGCAGGACATACATAAGTTTTCACATATCCCCTGCATGACAGATGAATCCTTCGGTGGAAATGTCTCTGGGGTGGCGATGGAATTCAAGCTCCTCGGCATGGAAAATATCACGAAAATAAAGACCCGCTATTACAAGAAGGGGCTGAGAAAACGCCTCCGCCTGTTTGCCGGATGGTTGAACAAGAGCCATGCGATTAATGTAGATATATCCAGGATAACGCCGACCTTTAGCCGTGCGCTACCGAAGAACCTCATGGAGATTAGTCAGATTGTGGCGAACCTCTGGGGGAAGGTCAGTAAAAAGACATTACTGTCGCAGGTACCTTTTATCGAAGATGTGGACGCAGAAGTCAAAGCGGTAGAAAAAGAGGCGGAAGGGGCAGCGAAACAGCAGATGGAGTTGTTCGGTCTGGGAAGTAATACCCCGCCGGATGACGAGGAAGGAATAAATGAGTAGCCTGTCATACTGGGAGAGGCGCAAAGCCCAGGAGATGTTTCGCTACATGGCGAAGGCAGAGGATACCGCCGATGAGATTGCGAAGCTCTATCAGAAGTCCTCTGGCTATCTCAGTCATGAGATGAATCAGATATTTGAACGGTATAGGAGTAAGCACCATCTGTCAGAATCCGAGGCGTATGAGCTTTTGAACCGTCTGCATGATAAAACATCCCTTGACGATTTAAAAGCGGCGCTGCGGGCCGGCGATGGCGCCCGGCAGGATATTCTGGCAGAGTTGGAGAGTCCAGCGTATCAAGCACGACTGGAACGGCTCCAGCAGCTGCAGAATCAACTTGACCTGACCATGCAAAATGTCTATCAGCAGGAGAAGGCGAAGAATACCAGCCATTACGTGGACCTGGCCAACGAGGCGTACTATAGGTCCATTTTTGATATTCAGAAACAGACCGGTCTGGGCTTTTCTTTCAGTCTTGTGGATCCGGCCGCGATTGAGCGAGTTATCAACAGCAAGTGGTCTGGAGCCAATTATTCCACCCGTATCTGGCACAATACGCAGGCCCTGGCCCAGGACTTAAAAGAGGAGTTGCTGGTCAACCTGGTTACTGGCCGGACTGACCGGGAGGCGGCAGAGGTTATCGCAAATAAATTTGCCCAGGGGGCCAGCAACGCCCGGCGTCTGGTGCGGACGGAGAGCTGTAACCTGGCGAACCAGATGGAAATGGAATCATACAAAGAGTGCAAAATTGAGACGTATGTTTTTGTGGCTACTTTGGATTTAAAAACCTCAAAACCATGTCGGAAGCTGGACGGAAAGCGCTTCTCAGTATCCGAGCAGCAGCCCGGGAAAAACTGCCCACCTATGCACCCCTGGTGTCGGTCAACTACGATTTGTGACATATCAGATGATGAATTGGCGCAGATGCGACGCAGAGCGCGCAACCCCGTCACTGGAAAGAACGAAACAGTACCAGCTAACATGACGTATGAACAGTGGTATGCGAAGAATGTCAAGGGCCACCCGGATGCAGAAACGAATGAAAAGATGATTCGGAACCGTTCGGCAGACCGTAAGCAATTTGAAAAATATCGTGACGCGCTGGGCGATGAGATGCCTAAAACACTGGATTCTTTCCAAAGAATGAAGTATAATAGAGGAGAAGAATTCAAAGAAAAAACGGTTCGTTATAAAGCGAAGCGGCAACGAGATTGGGAAGAAGACATTCTTCAAAAAAGTCATAATATTGCAGGATTTAAGATCCTCAAAAGCGAGTCTGATATTCCGGCGTGGATGCCAAAGCAGGTTTCTTTATGGAATGAAGAGGAGCGCTTCGCATTACATTACTATACCTCAAATAAATATACGAAGATTAATGAGTACTTAAGGGGGAAGGAAAAAGCAGGCCCAGGGATCAAAAAGAAAGTGGAGTCTATCAGCCGAGCAATCTCTAAAACGGATATTGAAGAAAATATTTGTGTCTGGAGAGGAACGTCATTTGGAAACCTGGTAGAAGGGGCTGCACTTAAGAAGCTGGATGTCAGCGAGTGGAGAGGGCAGATTTTGACGGATCAGGCATTTTCTTCTACGTCGCTCATGCAGTCAACCGCTTTTCAAAGGGAGATCAGCTTGCAGATACTGCTCCCAAAGGGAGCGGCTGGGGCATATCTGGACACAATTAGCGAGTTCCAAGGGGAATATGAGATACTGCTTCAAAAGAATTCCAGGCTAAGGATCGTAAAAGCAGAAGAAAGAGGCGGAAAATATCTTGTTATGGCAGTCTATGAAGGAGGTGACTAGAGTGGCAAAACAGAACCGGCTTGATGATGGCGAATACACAATTAAAACTCCATTATGTAAAATGTGCTTAAATAGGATAACGAATGATTTTGATTATAGAAATCCGTTAAAACCTATTTTGGAATGCAAAGTGTATGGAGAGATACCAAGACCGTTATTGCTTGCTGATATCAAGGAGTGTGATAAGTATGAAATAGATTCAGAGATTGCAGTAAAATACCGAGATTTTTAATACCACCAGTCGATAATGGCCGGTGGTATTTTTATATCGTTGCGACATCGCAACAGGGAGGAGGAATCATGCTGGAACTTTGTAGCACAGTCATCATCATTTCCTTAATCAGCAGTTTTACGCGAGTGTTAGTAAAGAAGATGGAACTGTCTTATTTGCACGAGAAAAATGAGAAGGAAGGCAAGTATATTTACTGAGGAGGTGATCCAATTATCTCCCTTTGAGGCGCAGGGTGATGCGTCTTATTTTTGTGTCCGGAATGACGAAAAACTAGTGCAACGGTCCGGGCGAAGAATGGGCTGGGGCAGAAAGGAAAAGACATGAAAAAGAAATACTTTTATCGGGAATCAATCCCAATGAATCTGCAGCTTTTTGCGGAACCGGGACCAGAACCGGCTCCTGCACCAGAGCCAACACCGGAACCCAAACCGGAGCCTGCCCCGCAGAGTTTTGACGATATCCTGAAGAACAAGGATTATCAGGCGGAGTTTGACTGCCGGGTGCAGAAAGCCCTTGGTACGGCTAAAGAAAAGTGGGAACTCCTGATGGATGACAAGTTGTCGGAGGCCGACAAACTGGCCAAGATGAATAAAGAGGAAAAGGCTGAGTACCTGCGGCAGAAAAAAGAAAAGGAACTGGCTGACAAAGAGGCAGCTATTACCCGACGGGAGCTGATGGCCGAGGCGAAGAATACACTGGCCGAAAAGAAGCTGCCTGTGGGGCTTGCAGAGGTGCTGAATTACGCTGACGCAGATTCCTGCAACAAATCCATTGAAGCAGTGGAAAAAGCCTTCCAGGAGGCTGTGCAGGCTGCTGTGGAAGAGAAACTAAAGGGCGGTACGCCGCCAAAGAAAGCGCCATCAGGAGGAGAAGAGGACTTGGCAAAACAGGTAGAATCTCTGATGATGGGAATTTAAGAAAGGATGGTAAGAAAATATGGCTATTAATACATTAGCAACAGCAACGCTTTTTCAGAACACGCTGGATAAGGTTGCAATTAAAGAGGCGGTCACAGGTTGGATGGATGCAAACGCCGGACAGGTTATTTATAATGGAGGCGCCGAGGTGAAAATCCCGAAGATGTCCGTTCAGGGCCTTGGGGACTATGACCGGGACAATGGATACCAGCAGGGCGGCGTTACCCTGGAATACGAGACCCGTAAAATGACGCAGGATAGAGGCCGTAAGTTCCAGCTTGACCCCATCGATATCAACGAGAACAACTTCGTCACCACTGCGGCAGCCGTCATGGGTGAGTTCCAGCGCATGTTTGTAGTGCCGGAGATTGATGCGTATCGCATTAGCAAGATTGCAGCAGAGACGATCGCGGCGAAGAAGGCCGGAATGGTATCCTATGGATATACACCGGGAGCGACTGGGACTTCGGCCCTCCGGAAAATCAAGGAAGGAATCAAGGCAATCCGTGAACTGTATAACGGCCCGCTGGTAATCCATGCCACGCCGGACATGATCATGGAGCTGGAAATGGAACTGTCCGGGAAGATTACAAACACCACATTCTCAAAGGGAGGCATTGATACTGCCGTTCCTTCTGTTGATGGTGTACCGATTATCTCCACACCTTCTAACCGCATGTACACAGCAATTACTATTTATGACGGTAAGACTTCTGGTCAGGAGCAGGGCGGCTATGTGAAGGGAACCACGGCGAAGGATATCAACTTCTTCGTCTGCCCGCGTGCAACACCCATTGCAGTTACTAAGCAGGATATCATGAGAATATTTGACCCAACCATCAACCAGAAGTTGAATGCCTGGCAGATGGATTACCGCCGGTTCCATGATATCTGGGTGCTGGACAACAAAGTAGACAGCATTTACCTGAATATCAAAGATGCGGCGCCGTCAGCATAAGGAGGCAGTAGATGAGGTTGATAAAGGACAATGTAGAGCGGATTGTAGAGAGCGAAGCGCAAATCCGTAAGCTGGAGACGGCGGGGTATGTGCCTTTGGGAGCGGCCGGAAGTGAAAAAAAAGAAGAGGTAAAACCGGAACTGGAAAAGCTGAAGGCCGATGAATTAAAAACCCTGGCGAAAGAAAAGGGCATTGAGGGCGCCGCCTCGCTGACGAAGGATGAATTGCTGGCAGTCTTAAAGGATGTGATTTGATTGACAGAGTTGGAAAAATTGAAAATACTGACAGGGGAGAGCGATGAAAATCTGCTCTCTCTTTTATTGTCAGATGCGACAGAGTTTGTATTATCATATACCAACCGAACAGCGCTGCCGTCTGCCTTAAACAGGACTGCCCGGGAGTTGGCCGTTATCGCCTATAACCGGATGGGAACCGAGGGCGAGAGCAGCCGGAGCGGTGCCGGGGAGAGTTATAGCTTCGATGCAGCCCCTAAACAGATTTATGATGTGTTAGACCAGTATCGATTGATAAGGGTAGGAGGACGAGCTTATGAGGCTAAAACAGAGCAGGTTAAAAACGTACTATCACCGCCAGGCAGCCCCGAAGAAAGATAAGGAAGGCAGCTCCTATGTGGAGTTTGGTTCGGCAATGCCTTTCCAGGCCGAGGAATGGCCGGCCGGCGGGAAGGTGCAGACAGAGATGTATGGGCTGCGGCTGCCGGGCATCCGGAATCTGAGAATTGAGGGAGATTATACGGAAGTTTCGGCAGGCGGGCGCCGAGTCGGATATCAGATAGAGGGAGGACCGCTCTTTTGCGCTGGTGATGGGATTTGTCTGTTTGTCTCTCCGGATTCGGAGCCGGATTATAAAATCATTGCGATTTATCCCCGTCGTTTTTTGACACTGGAGGTGGAAAAATTGTGAGTAAAGTGGACGGAATAGGAAGTTTGTTGGCAAAACTGGATCGGCTTGGTATGTCGGCGGAGGAAGGTTTGTCAAAGGCCATCGGGAAGCAGACAAAGAAAGTACAGGCCACGGCAAAACTGCTATGTAGCGTCAATCAGGGGGAACTGAGAAACAGCATTAAAATCAGCGTCGAGACAGAAGCCGGCCGCGTAATAGGAACTGTTTATACGAATAAGAAATATGCAGCCTATGTGGAGTTCGGAACTGGCCCTGTGGGAGAGCAGAACCATGCGGGAATATCCCCGGAGATAACGCCCGCATACAGCCAGAACCCCTGGTGGATTCACGAAAGCATGATTGATAAAAAGGACGCGGAACAGTATCACTTTTTTAAAATCGAGACCGAGAACGGCACCTTCTACCAGACCCACGGGCAGCCGGCACAGCCCTTCCTGTACCCGGCGCTGAAATCAAATGAGAAAAAAATACAACGCGGCATCGAGGAAGAACTGAAAAAGCAAATCAGAAAGGCGGTCAGAAATGATTAATGTAAAGGATGAAGTGTATGCGGCCCTGGCTGCGATATTTGATAATGTCTCCGATGCTTACCCGAGAGATTGGGGGATACTTCCAGCTGTACAGTATGCGGAAGAAGAAAACAAGGTGGTTGAGTATACGGATATGAAAGAGCAGAAAGCCTATGTCCGATATCGGGTTGACATCTGGGACGGCCGTAGCACATCAGAGGCTGCCGTAAAAGCAGATAAAGCAGTATCGGCCTTGGGACTTTTACGGACCCAGTGCATGGATGTGGACGACCCGAGCGGCCACAAGCATAAGCAGCTGCGTTATGAGATGGTGATTGACGTGGAGACCCGGCAGGTCTACCACAGCATGTAAGAAAGGAGCGATTGAATGTTAGCGAATGGAGCAAAGCTGGGTTATAAAAAATCCGGCGGAAGCAGTTATACAGACCTTCCGGGACTCAAAGAAATCCCGGAAATGGGCATTGAGCCGGAGAAGGTAGAGAATACCTGTCTGACAGATAAAAATAAGCAGTATGAGAATGGAATCGGTGATGCCGGAGAAATGACCTATAAATTTAAATACGATAACACATCCGCAAACAGTCCTTACCGGGTGATGCGAAAGGCACAGGAGAGCGGCGAAGTGCTGTCTTTTCAGGAGACTTTGATTGATGGAACGAAAACGGAGTATGACGCCCAGGTATCTGTAAAACGTACCGGCGGCGGAGTAAATGGAGTTATTGAGTTTAATCTGACTATGTCGGTACAGAGTGACATTGTTGTAGCAGACCCGACATCAGCAAGTGTATAAGGAGAAAAAAGCAATGGGAACATTTGGAATGGACGAGGAACTGAATGCCGAGAAGGAAAAGGTGGAAGAAAAAATCGTAACGATGCCGGAAAAGAAGAGAAAGCCGTTTGCCTATTGGAATGTGGGAGAACGGGAATACCGCCTGAAACTGACCACCGAGCAGATTTGCAGGCTGGAAGAAAAGTACCGTTGTAATCTTCTGACCCTGCTGCTGCAGAGCAGCGGAGGCATGCCGGCCTTGGGAATCATGCTGACGGTTCTGCAGGCGGCCATGACCCCCTGGGAACATGGAATAAAGTATAAGGATGTTCAGTCTGCATTTGATAAATATGTGGAGGATGGCGGTACGCAGCTTACACTTTTTTCTGACGTTATCATGCAGATTCTGATGGTGAGCGGTTTTTTTACGGAGAATCAGCGGGAGGATCTGACAGAGAAGATGGAGGACGTCAAGGAGCTTATGTAACGTTTTCGGATTTGATAGGCGACCTCTATTCGGCGGCTCTGGATGCAGGGATTATGCCAGAAGTCTTCTGGACGTGTTCCCTGAGCGAGGTGAGGGACCGGCTGGAGAGTGTCCACCGGGTAAAAGTACAGAAGGCAAGGGAACGGGTATCCATCTGTTACGAACTGGCCGGATTGATTGGAATTTACACAAGCAAGTTGTTTGATAATAAGGACGAGGTCAAGATACCACATCCCTGGGACTCTTATCCAGAGCTTTTTAAGCAAGAAAAAGAGAGTTATGAGACAGCACAGAAGGCAGAACTGGTTGAATCGGCCAGGGAAGCCAGGTATGCCTATGCGAAGCGGCATAATCAGCTACGGAGAGACGCAGGGAAAATAGAAGGAGGTGACGGGACACGGAAGGAATGACGCTGGAAAAGCTCCAGGTAATTATAGAGGCATACACAAAACCATACCGGGATGAGCTTGATAAAGTAAAGAGGATGACTTCGCAGACGACCTCTCATGTGGAGCGCCAGACGGCCCGGATGTCGAAATCCTTTAAGAGGATGGCAAAAACAGTTGCGTCGGTACTAAGTGTCGGCGCGATTGTTGCATTTGGGAAGTCCTGTACCGAGCTTGGTTCCGACCTGGCGGAGGTCCAGAACGTCGTGGACGTCACTTTTGGAGAAATGTCGGCCAGCGTGGACGCTTTTGCGAAAGATGCCATTACCCAGTTCGGCTTGTCGGAAACGATGGCGAAGAAATACATGGGAACCTACGGCGCGATGGCGAAGGCATTCGGAATTACAGGGCAGGCCGGGCTTGAGATGTCAAAAACCATAACCGGACTAACGGGAGATGTGGCATCTTTTTATAATCTGTCGCAGGATGAAGCATACACGAAGCTGAAAAGTATCTTTACGGGCGAGACAGAAAGCTTAAAGGATTTAGGCGTTGTAATGACGCAGACAGCCCTTGACCAGTACGCCTTAAATAACGGCTTTGGAAAGACCACGGCAAAGATGACGGAGCAGGAAAAGGTAATGCTGCGTTATCAGTTTGTCATGTCCTCTTTGGCGGATGCTTCTGGGGACTTTGTTCGGACAGCTGATTCCTGGGCGAACCAGGTGCGTGTGCTCAAGCTCCAGTTTGACAGCCTGCAGGCTACTATCGGGCAGGGATTAATTAACGCTCTTACCCCAGTAGTTAAGGTAATCAATGAACTGCTGGCCAAAATGCAGACGTTTGCCGGTTACTTCAAGAGCTTCACCGAGGCGTTGTTCGGGAAAAAGTCTGATGGCGGGATATCTGGGGCTGCGGATGCGATGGCCGGGGCGGCCGGTTCCTCCGGGACGCTGGCTGACAATATGGAAAATGTGGCAGAGTCAGCGAAAAAAGCGACAAAATCCCTGGCGGCATTTGACGAATTGAATATCGTGAACCAGAACCCGGCTGCGGCAGATAGCAATGTGGCAGGCGGCGGATCCCTGGACTTCGGCAATATGGGCGGCGAGCTGTTTGGTGATGTGACGGTGAATCCGGCAATTGAGGCAGCGGCAAAAAGAATCAAGGAGATGCTGGAGGAGCTGAGAAGGGCTGCAGAACCGGCCAGGGAAGCACTCAAGCGGCTCTGGGATGAAGGTCTGTCAAAGCTTGGCAACTTTGTCTGGACGGGGTTGAAAGACTTCTGGAACGAATTTTTGAAACCTTTGGGCAATTGGACATTGGGGACTGGGATTCCAATGTTGGCGGATGCAGTGAATAACTTCCTGTTGAAAGTGGACTGGCCGACGATAAATGCGGCGCTGAAAGAATTTTGGATAGCGATAGAGCCTTATGCAGAATCCTTCGGAGAAGGGCTAATAAAATTTTTTAATGATTTGCTGGACGTTAGTGCCGATGTTATAAACTACCTCTTTTCCGAAGGAGGGCCGGTATCTAAGATAACAAATTGGTTGAACAATAACGATCCTAAAAAAGCCGAGGAATGGGGCTATGCACTGGGAGCTTTGGCAGTTGGCCTTTTTTCATTTAATAAGCTAAAAAAATTAATGGCATTTCTTAAAGATACAACGTTATTTAAATGGATGGCAGGATTAGGCGCGGCTTTAGCATCAGAGTTTTTCGTTGGATTTTCAGCAGAGGGACTATTAGGCGGTATTGCTACAGTTTTCACGAAGCTATCAACTTTATTAGGCGGTCCCGGAACACCATCTTTTGATGTTATAGCAAGTTGGATAGTGGATCAAATCGATAATTTCATTCGCGATAACTTTGGAGAAAGTGTTCTAAACGCAATGGGGGAAGGGCTGCTTGTTGTAGTTAGCGGAGGTATTGGAGCTATATTCGGAGGCCCCATTGGTGCGCTGATAGGCGCTCTTATTGGAGTTTTTATTGATACGTTGCAGGGCGGAGAATGGATTACGAAATTTTGGAATCTGATAGGTGAGAAGATATTCAATTTTGATTTTTCTAATTCCCTGCTTGAAAAGGCTAAAGAATTTTTTAGAGCGGCTTTTGACGCTGATAATTTTTGGGAGTTTGGTTCAAATATAATTGCAGGAATTGCATCCGGATTAACGGCTGGTATCGTTGCCCTTGGTGAGCCAATTGCCGACTTATTCGACTGGATAGTCGAGGGAATATGTTCTATTTTCGGTATTCATAGTCCATCAACAGCGATGAAACCTTACGGGCAATATATCTTGGAAGGAATTATTGTTGGCTTCAAAGAATGCTTTTCTGAATGGACTGATTTATTGAATGATTGGTATGATTCTAGAATTGCCCCGTGGTTCACTGCTGATAAGTGGATGGGATTGTTATCTTCCATTCCGGGAGTGTTTAAAGACACATTTAAATCCGCAGCGAATAATGCAATTGACGTGTTAAACCGTTTTATTGGGTGGATGAATGAGAAATTAAATATCAGTTGGGATGCCTTTGAAATTGCTGGAAAGCAGATAGTGCCATCTGGCAATGTGCAGTTAATGCGTATACCATCAATTCCTCGCTTTGCAACAGGAGGATTTCCGGAGGACGGTCTGTTTATGGCAAACCATAACGAGTTGGTTGGTCAATTTTCGAATGGAAGAACCGCTGTTGCAAACAACGACCAGATTACATCAGGAATCGCCCTTGCTGTTGAAAGAGGAAATAAAGACCTTATTGCCATTATGGCGCAGCAAAACGAGTTATTGCGTGAAATTGCTGCTAAACCGGTTATTGATAAAGGGGATATTACCAATATTGCAATCAAGGGCATAAAGGAGAAGACTATAATATCTGGCAGAAATCCAGTGCTTGTGTAATTGTAATTTCCTCCCATGTGTGATAGTATTTCATATATAGGGAGGAACATTATGGCATTGATTAAATGTTCGGAGTGTGGAAATGAAATATCTAATAGGGCAACTATATGCCCATATTGTGGGGTACCTTTGACAGAACCCCCCATTTTAAGCAAGTATGTTTGTTTGAAGTGTGGAGAGCAATTACCTAAAAATGTTTTGACGTGTCCTAAATGCGGAGAAAGAGTGCCTAATGATAAAAATTTAGACAGAGATATGCTTTATTGTCCAGAATGTGAAGGTCTGAACGAAATAGGGAGCTTTACCTGTGTCCATTGTGGAAGAAAATATAAGGCTGCTGAGCTTCTTTCGTGTATTATAAAGGAAAATAATTCTGACGAAAAGCAACCGCCCAAAAAAGCAACAGAAAAAATAGAGAAAAAAGATGATAATCAGGCCCATTGTCCCCGTTGTGGCTCCACGTCCCTATCAGCCAATAAGAAAGGCTTCGGCGTAGGGCGGGCTACCGTCGGCACGCTGGCTTTCGGACTGGTTCCCGGCCTGCTGATAGGCAGCGCTGGTTCGAAGAAGATTGAAGTAACTTGTTTGAAATGTGGAAAGAAATTTAAGGTTTAGAACGAAGCACCGGGAGCAATCCTGGTGCTTTTAACGTGACAAGGAGGTGTGTCCTATGGCGTTTCAAGGATATCTATTACAAATTAATGGACGGACGCTGCCGAACCGTTATATTAAGCTTGACAGTTACCAGTCCACACCAAACCAGCGGCAGGACGCGGATTCCTATGTGGATGCTGTCGGGATGCTTCACCGGAATATTCTTCCCCACAAACGGAGCAAGGTGGAATTTGAGACGATCCGAATGCATCTGGCTGATAAAACAGAGTTCCAGTCGTACTTTGCAAGTAGAGACAAGATGAGCGTAAAGTATTGGAATGATGAACTGAATGCCTACGCGACCGGAACGTTTTATGTACCGGATATAGCCTTTAAAATATACCGGATACAGGGAAATGATATTGAATATAACAGCTTGCGTATTGCGCTGATTGAATATTAAGGAGGTACAGTCTATGGCACTGGATATACCGGTTGAAATTAAAAACTTAATAAAGCGAGATAATCTCACCGCAGAGACCGAACGTCACCTGCGGCTTTCTTTTTATGATGATTCGATTGATTCGTTGTACCCTGCTGAAACATTGTTTCCGGACCCGGAACTGTACCCGGCCAACCTGGGGGAGTCCTGGCTGGTGATTAATGACGACCAGATTGTAACCGAGAGCCTTACACTCGAGGAAAGTCTTTGCAGTGATGACTATCTGCGTTTCGGCGCCTGCGAAGCGGCAAAGTTTGAAATCACGGTTGCGGATGTCGCAGAAGATATCAAGAATCATTGGTTCACGGCCGAGCTTATCATTGCGGATTACAAGCTGGCTTTCGGTATCTATAAAGTGGATGATGTGGTAATTCAAAAGGATAAACGGTTCAAGAAGATTATTGCCTATGATCGCATGAAGGAGTTTGATACCGATGTTTCTATCTGGTACAAGAATCTTTCCTTTCCAATGTCTTTGCGCGAGTTTAGGAATAGCTTTTTAAACTACTTTGGATTCCCATATGATACTGTGACCTTGATTAATGACACGATGACTGTAACGCAGTCAAATACGGACCCGACCATAAACGGAAGGAAAGTGATAGAATCCATCTGTGAGATAAATGGGGTGTTTGGCAGCTTCGACCGGACTGGCACCTTTAAATATGTATCGCTTGGCTATGGCGGCGTCTATCCGGCGGAGGACCTTTTCCCGGTCGAAAGGGGGCTGTATCCAGGCGAATCGGCCGATCCGGAAGAAATACCGGCGACTTATAAAGCTTTGGATTACAAAGAGTGGGTGGTGGAATCCATAAATAGAGTGAATCTTTACAATGCAGATGGGGAACTGGCCGCAGGGTTTGGTGACGGAGAAAATGAATATCAGATTAGAGATAACTTTTTAATTTATGGTATGGGCAGCGCAGAGCTGCTTGGGATTGCCGAAAATCTGTACGGAAATATCAATGGAAGAACCTATCTGCCGGCTACGCTTGAACTGCAGGCGCTGCCATACATTGAAGTGGGAGACCTCCTGGACGTGGAATACAGCAAAGGGACCATTGAAACCTTTGTGATGCATCGAACGACAAAGGGAATCCAGGGGATGGCCGATACCATTGAATCCTCCGGAGACCAATATCAAAATCAGACATATGGAATTAAGGATGAGATTAATAACATTAAATCCAATGTAGAGAAGAACAAAAATGAAATATCGGGTAATGGGGACAAAATCAATCGTGTCGACGAATATGCCAGGCAGGTGAATACCAATCTCGGCCAGGAAGTAACCAGGGCAAAAGCTGCCGAGGGAGTGAACGCGCAATCAATCACAGCCGAAACGAATCGAGCGACAAAGCAGGAAGGAGTCCTGTCGTCCCGTATCACGGACACCGCGGCAAAGTTTGAACGTGAATTATCGAACATGGACACTGGATTATCAACGAAAATTACCCAGACAGCAGAACAAATCAGGCTTGAAGCATCGGACATAAAGAAGGAGCTCCAGGCCAGCATCACCGTTGAAGCCGGCCGGATAAGCAGCGAAGTTTCAAGGGCGAAGGATGCGGAAGGTTCTCTCAGCAGCCGCATTACCCAGACAGCAAACAGTATCACAAGCGAAGTTACCCGGGCAAAGGGGGCTGAAAATGTATTAAGCAGCCGAATCACGCAGACGGAAAGCTCCATCACCAGTACCGTGAAACAAGTGAATGGTCTTAATACGAAATATTCCGAAGTCAAACAGACAGCGGATAAAATCAGCTGGATAGTTTCGTCTGGCTCTTCTTCATCCAATTTTACACTCACGAGCAGAATGGCAAACTTAATATCCGATAAAATAGAGGTGAAAGGTTATGTTACATTCAGCCAGGTCGAAAGTAAATTAAGGGGGAGTGGAACCACAACCATAAATGGAGATAACATCACTACAGGGAGAATCGATATAAAGCTCCTGACTTCTGGGAGTAAACCAGTTATTACAAGTTACAGCGGAGGGATTGCATTCGGAAATGGATTTAGCTATTCGAACATACAAGGAAGTAAAGTTATAATCGGACAAGGAGGAGGGAGAATCAGCTTTTTTGGACATACACCCTATGACAGGCAAAGTGTTATAACACCGACAACCACTACAATGCTATTGTCGTCAGTGCAGCAGCTATTACGGGTACTAAGAAATTATGGATTGATTGCATAGGAGGCCTTATGGAACAAATAAAAAAAGAGGAAGTATCTATCTGCCTTGAAATATTAAATGAGATTGCAATGAACGGGGTAAACCTGAGACAGGCAGAACTTTTAGTTGTCTTAAGAAATACACTTACCCAGGAACCAGAGCAGGAAGAGAAGGAGAAGGAAGATGGCGTACAGTAAATATTACACGCGGATAAACTGGAAGAACCGGCCGTCCACATCAACGCCGCTGGGGGCGACGAACCTGAACCATGTTGACCAGGCGGTGGATGAACTGGATAATCGAATCGTCACTCTTGACGCGGGAAAATATAATGTCAGTGATGCACAGAACCTCTGTAATGGTATTGATTACGATACCAGCACGGGGGTTTTTGTATTTCACTATGTAAACGGTGGGACAAAACGGGTGGATCTCAATATTGAGAAAATACCGGTCAGTATGTCGCTTTCCGCTGATGGGATTTTGACTATCACGAATACGGATGGTACAAAATATACGTCGAACATAGCATCTCTACTGGTTACAATTAATTTTGTTGATAGTACAGAGATTGATTTCCAGGTTAGTGATGCAGGAAAAGTCAGAACAGTCACGGCAGTTATAAAGAATGGCAGTATTACAACTGACAAGCTGGATCCCGATATTCAGGCAAATATTTTAAACAACCGATTGCTGGCAGAGACGGCCGCTACGAATGCGCAGACACATGCAAGAGATTCGAAGCGTTATGCTGTAGGTGGAGTTATCCCCGCGGATGTGGAAGACAACGCAAAACATTACTGTAATAAAGCTGGCGAGCATGAAGCAGCGGCAGCCTTATCAGAAGGAAAGGCAAAAACGTCCGAGACGAATGCGAAAGCCAGCGAAACAGCTGCCCAGGCATCAAAAACAAGTGCAGCTGCGTCTGCTGAGTCAGCGTCAGCAAGCAGTACATCTGCAGCCCTGAGTGCTGCCAATGCAAAAGAATCAGAAAAAGTTGCACTTAATAGTGCTGACGCCGCCACTGCATCAGAAGCAGCTGCAGGCCAGTCGGCAACAAACGCCGAGGCCAGCAACCAGTCTGCGGCGGTACATGCAAGAAATGCTGGGACATCTGCTACAGCATCACAAACGGCGGCACAGGAGGCGCAGGGATGGGCTGAAAAGGCAGAACAAGTGGTGGATATCCATATTGCCACGCCGGATCGGCCTGGAATTGTAATGCCGGATAATGTGACTTTTAAAGTCGGGGAAGATGGAACGGCAAGCGTTCCAACCGCGACAGGAAGTACAAAGGGAATTGTTAAGGGGGGCGCTGGAATAAAGGTTGCAGCTGACGGAGCAGTGGATGTTAATACCCAATTCACACAGGCAACGGCACTTGCAAATATAATTGCCGGGGAAGCTATAGCCGTGGTGCTGGGAAAAGTATCGAAGGCCATTGCGACTACAATGAATCTTGACAGTAATGCGCTGTTAAAATCGATGTTGACAAGCCAGGATGTTAACGATGCGAATAAGATACCAACGGCGTCTCTGCTATACAGCATCCGCCAGAATCTCCAGAGTCAGATTTCAGGCAAAATTGATACATCAAAAATTGTAAACAACCTATTATCCACGGATGCGAGTACCGTTTTGTCGGGAGCAATGGGGAAAAATCTGGCCGATAAGGACGCAAATTTGCAGAGCCAGATTACTCAGTTAAATGGCGAAAGCTTTTTGCTAAAGGATATTTCATCTAAGGTTATTGCGCAACTGAAAACTGACTTAGAAGCTTCTTTTGCCAAGGCGGCAGACTATTCGCTTTTTTCTGGTAATTCGATGTCGGGTTCCGAGCTTGGGTGGATAGCGTTTAAACATAGAGACTACAGCGTTGGTGTAGCGTTTTCGGCTAACATTTCCACATTCCCAATATTCATTCGCAGAAATAGTACAGGCGAGTGGAGCTTCAGTGGCAAATAA